AAAAGTTTTAAATAAACGGTATATTTTACTTGACAGGTAGATGTATTAGTGCTATACTTATAGTAAAGAATATGAAAGGGCTAACTAAGTTAGCTACGGTTTAAGACTTATGATTACAGCAGAACAATTTAATTGGATGTACCAAGATTACAAACGCGATGACGAATTTGTTTACGCTATTGATTACGCTAAGATTGACGGGCGTACATACATTACAGGTATTACGAAAAGTGTTGGTAGCATGGTTGATTATATGAACGATGATTACTGGGCTGAACAAGTGGCGTACGTGGGCAATGATTGCGAATGGACAACACATAGCAGTACGTTTGGCGCAATTTGCGATTTGATGACAACAAGAGCGCGTAAGACAAAGCGCGAACGTAAGAGCTTTGATGCTACTACTGCTTTTTTAGAAAAGCTACCGCTAGACGAAAAAGTAGAATTGTGAGGTGAGCGTTTATGAAAAGTTTTTACATCACTTATTACAGCTATAAAAAAGACTTAGCGCAATACTGTAGCACAAAAGCTGAGGCTTGCACGTACTTAGCTAACAACGCTGATAAGCTTTGGCGCGAGGTGCACACGATGGGACAATACGGCGACCACTTTGCTGAGCGTGCTGATATATACATTGAAAACTTGCGTACAGTGTTTATGGCATGCGCAAAAGGTGAGCGTGACATTAATCAAGAGCTTGCAATTTTAGATTGTGAGGCGTTGAGCGTAAATGTTATTACGGCTGATCCGCGTAACATTTTATATAATGATTTAGTAAGCGACGTACGTCGAGGCGTTACAAAAGTAGTTAAGGACATTGTAAAGGAGTTAGACTAATGAAATTTAAAAGCGGTAAATATTACGTAGTGATGGAATACAGCTACGACGGCAACAAGTTAACAAAGATTAAACGCGTAAGCGACTTAGTAAGCGCTATGACTGCGAGCGACTATGAGGACTTACTTATTTTTAAAGGTGAGCTTAAGCAAAAGGCTGAGTTTAACTTTAACGCTTACAAAGACACGACAGGGCGTACACGTATCGCGATTTATGAGACAGACGACGAAGGCTACGACGCTAAGGGATGCGCGGTGATTGTTGGGACAACTGGTAAAAATAGCGTACTACTACGACGCTTTATAACAAGCGACGAAGGTCGTCCGCAAATTGATGAATTGGAGGTTTAGTATTATGCTACTAACAGTATTAGCAGGCGACTTAGTACGGTGGGTACTAGAAATGGTATTACAATACGGAAAATAAGAAAAGAGCCATGACGGCTCTTTTTTGCTTTTGTTTAAGCTTTGTGTTATTATTGCTGTGGCGCATTAACGCCAGTCGCTTTTAGATCCTCAATTTGTTTGACTACGTCCGCTGATGCGTCTTTAAGCGCTTTGGCTACGTCTGATGACGACGCGCGTGAGTCGATGAAACGTCCGAAGTCTGCGTCATTGAGGTTGAGGTGTTTCGCTCCTGCGGCTTGTAATTGTAATACTGTGTCCATGTCTCCGATACCGAAAACGCGGTCGTTAACTACTGCTACGTAACCGCTGTCGCCTGTGCGATTTCGTGTTACAAAGTCTGTCATGTTTGTGTCCTCCGTTTGTGTATTAATAATATCTGTGTCGTCTGTTAGAAAAATGGATTTGTCTAAGCCTCCTACGATGGCTGTTGATGTAAACTGCCACGCAATTTGTCCGCTCATATCTGGATTTAGAGGCCAATATGGCTCAGGCGTTACATCGTAATTAGGGTACGCCGCGATCCACAAGCAAGGCCCGAACGTTCCTACGATTCGGTCAGCGTCAACATTTGCTAACGTGTAAGGCTTGTAAGAGTAATAAAGTGGCTTGTAACCTGCGTCCTTACAACGTTGCATGAAATGGATTACTGCGTCCGTGTTTGCGTTTTTGTCTGCGCTTGCGTCGTCCTCGTAGTCACACACGAGATACTTGACGTTTTGATATGGCAAGTTTGACAAAAAGTGTGAGGCTTCCGCGTCCGCTTGTGCAACACTTCCGCCAAAGCGTGCGAAATGGTAATAACCGATAGCATTTGAGGTTTGCACTTGTTGAGAAGCAACAGGGCTTACCCATCCGCTCCCTTCGGTGACTTTAATAATTGTGTCGCGTGTTCCTGCTTGCTCACAAATTCCGCTGAGGTCGCCTGGTTGGTATGCGCTGACATCCAAAAAATATTTATTTGTACGCTGTGCGCTTGTTTGCGTTAAGCCCTTGCGCCTAAACGCTGTCGGATAAGTTGCGTCGTAAGGGAGTTGAATAATATTATATACTCCGTCAGGCGCGCCTTGATTCTGTCCGAAAAAGTTGCCGTAGCCGTTGCCTGCGTCGCTGTCGAAAATTGCAACGTGCGAAACAGGTGTCGCAGGGTGCACTTTAAAAATCGCGATGTCGCCTGGTTGCATAACCTCAACTTCGTCAAAGCTGTCAAGCATACCGTTACTTTGGCGCTGTTCCCAGATGTCCTTAGCGTAACCTGACGCGGTACAGTTTGCATACGGTACGCCCAAGTATTGACAATAGTCAGCGTAGCCGTCCCAGCACTGATAACTATACCAACCGTCAACATCTACACCTGTCGACATGTGAGAATTTTTATAGTCTTGGTAACTCAATTTATTTACCTCCTTTGTCTAGTTTTGATTCGTAGCGCTCGATTTCAGCGCGGATTTTAGCCTGCAAGAATTTTGGTGTAATAACGCCCATTACACCTAAATTCTCGACGATACTTAAAGCGTAATTAAGTAAGCTGTAAATAACAAGCGTCACGCCTAGCGTCGTCATGTCAAAGTCAATAGCTAGACCATACGCAAAGACATAAACGAGAAAAGTTGTCAAGTGTTTTAAGAGTCCTTTAACACCGACAGCACTGTCTGTTACTTTCCACACGTATGATTTAGCGTAACCAGTAGCGATGTCAATTGCAATGACAATAGTTAGCAAAACTGTCCAGTCGCTTTGAGCTGCTTTCAAAAGCGCTCCATAAAGTTGATGTTCTACCATGTTTTCTCACCTCCTTTCAATGTTTATAAGATTTTAGATATAAGAGATAACATGTAATTTTTAGCTTCAGCGTTCTCGTACCAGATGCAATTTTTTAAATAGCACTGTCGGAGAGTCCACGCGAGGTCTGAGCTTCTATCCATGTAAATAAGTCCGTTCTCAGATTCCGCAGGATCAACGCTGTAAATGTTTCGGTGTTTGTCATATCCTACTTTGACGTATACTAAACCATTACAACTGTAACAAGAAAGCGTGATTCCGTCTATGTACAAAGAATAAAGATATGTCTTTTCACCCTTGAGCTTTCCGATGTTTTTTCCTCGGTCGACTTGAAATTTATTATTTGCTACTGAGTCATAAATTTTAGAGTCTTTGATAAGGTGATAGATGTCGTCATCTGAACTTCCATCAAAAGGCTGGTTCGGTGGGAACTCAATGAGGATGCGTCGGTCTTTTAAGTTGTAAAAGCGTCGGTCTGTGTTCTCGTAAAACTTAAAGTAAGCAAAGTATGGGTTGTTAATATTTGCAGCATTTGACAACAAATAGACGTGACAGTTTTTGCGCTGACGGAATACAGAAATGAGCAAATTCAGAAAGGCTTCTACCTCGTTTTTTAAATAGCGCTTGTTAGAGCTCGTGTCGATTAATACTTCGTCGAACATGATAAAAAATACATTATCGTATTCTGAGCCCTTAAGGTTTACCCACGTGCTTAGAGATTTTAGATAAATAACGACGCGTCCGTTTAGCATAATTTTTCCGCTTGTAATAATAAACTCGCCGTCTTCATAGCCTTCGAGCATACTTGTAAAAATGATTTTCGTCTGTGTCCGAGACACGTTCACTTCTACTTCTTCATAGTTTGGAAAGATTTGCTCTAACATAATCCGCGGAAAAAAGCTTTCTTTGTCAATACCATCTAACTCTGTTTTATTTCTCCGCAAATAGAGTGATTGTTTCCCGTTCTTCACGAACTGTTGTAACAGGTATTTTTTCATGGCGAAAGTCTTCCCGATGTCACGCCCACCTATGACAAAATTAAGGAATTGGTTATACGAGAGCATTTTTTGTGGATTGTACCACTCTTTTTTATGTTGTTCCATCCATCGTTACACCTCCTTAAGTTGTTTCGATAATATCGTTCGCGCCCTCGAATTTGAACGGGTTACGGTCGTTTTGGTCAATTTGGTCAAAATCCCAAAGCCGTACGCCTGTCTGGAATATTGCTTTCAGAACAATTAAATCAGATTGAGGAATTAAGAGCTGTGACATGTCGAGATTGTCAGCAATTAGGTAAGTAAACTTTTTACGTTTTGTAAAGTATGTACGTAAGTCGTCGACTTCTTCTTTCCACTTGATCCCGAATTTGTAAAGATAATTAATAATAGCTTCGAGCGCTTTTGCGTTGATAATATTAAAGCTGATATATAAGCCTTCTTGAAAGTTTGAGGTTTGGAAAGATATATCGTCGCCCATCTGTTGGACTGTTGACGGTTGGTTCCCAACATCTCGGAGGCTTGCGTTAAATTCGCGAACTTGTTGATCGTAGCTTACTTTAGCTTGCATGTTTGCTAGTGCTGTTGACTGGTCACGGAGGTCGTTTTCTTGTCCAACAAATGCTTTTTGTTTTCTAGCGTTTGCCGCTTCCATTTTTTGCAATTCCATCGCGCCCGCGTTCCCTGCGAGTTGATAAGATGCAATAGCCTCGCCAGCTTGCTTAAAAGTGTCACCCCAACCAAAAGGCATGTGGTCCCCGAGCCATCCGATAATATTACTAGCACCGTTAATTTTGCTACCGCTATTACTTGTATTAATTTTATCCAAATTGTAAGCAGCATTATAAGCAGATTTAGAATTTGTTAAAGCAGTCTGAGCGCTATTTAATGCGTTGCTACGATTTAGTAAATCCGCATTTTCCACAAAATTTTGGCGTTTGGCTGCAATTGAGTTCGCGTTAGCTTGGATATAGTTTGCGGTAGAGTCGTTGATGATTGTTAAATTTTTTCCGCTCGTGTCCATGATACCATAAGGCATTGCGTAACGTTTACCTTTTAAATCGCGATCACTTTTTTCGCCTCGTTGAGGATTAAAGAAATAACCATTTAAAATTTTATCTGGCGTGTAATCCTGTTGACTCCATGTATTATACGGGTAAATACCTGCCCAACTTTGGTTATAATCCCCGACAGCACCGAGCAACATCAGCGAGTTTGTGGGTTTGCCTTCTTTGTTGTTTGACGTACGCCCGAAAAGCGCGGGGTCATAGGTGTAACTATTGCCCCAAAAATCCGAGAGCTCGACTTCGATAATTTCACGACGTAATAGCGTATTTTCTATTTTTGGTGTGAGTTTGTTAAGCGTATCCTCACCTAGTGTTATTTTAATGTATTGTTTAATACGTGCGAGACAGTTTTCTCGCATGTCACCGACTTCGATGATTTTTGGCGCGGCTCTGAATTGCTTGTCGACATTGATAAGCCAGAATTTAGCGTCCGAAACTGTTCCGTCTCCGCCTCCGCTTGGTGTTCCTGCGACGAGTCCGTTAATCTGTGCGCCTTTTGCTACGTCAGGCGGTAAACAGATTGACGACACGTGACTTGCTGGTACGGTGTACGTTTGTTGAGCTACGACTTGCCCTGCGACTCCGTTTTGTTCTAAGACTGTCATTTTTGTGCCGTCGTAGCCTAAAAGTACGGCTGTGTGTCCATACTCCGAGATGGCAGGCGATTGAAATGGCTTGATGTTTACAATAGCACCGACAGCTTTTTTGAGGTCTTCCGCCGTCGGGTTGAGCTTGACAGCCCAGCCATACTTAGCCCAATCATAGCCCACGCCGATATTTGCTGCCGCGTTTGTGTCACCGATTGCGCCTGCTAAGCCTTCGATGCCTGCTCCAAGTCCTGGGGCTGGTTGTCCGTTGTCACGAAAGAGCTTACAATAAAGCGACACAAAACCGTAACACTGACCATTACCGACGCGTCGTCCAAGATAGCCTTTAGCCTGTGCTAATACTTTTTCTGTAAGCACTGCCTTCGGTTTTTCATTTTTATCCGATGCGGTCGGTTTGTCGTTATTTGGTTGCCCGTTAGAGTTACCGTCACTCGTAGTTTCGTTAAATGTCTTTTTAATGAGTGGTAAGTACTTTTGAGCGTATGCCTGACGCTTGGCGATATTGTCGTAGCCTCCACGCTCCCAACGGGTGAGCCATGCGGTAACGTTATTCGCTACGCTGTCATGGGAGGAAAGAATAGCTTTTGCCGTGTTTGCGTCTCCCTCAGAAAACATAAATTGAACCTGCGCGTCCATGTCCCACCATGTCATGCCTTTTGATCTTGCAAAGTCAAAGAGCGCTTTGGCACGAGGCCCCGTCCATTGTCCGAGACCAAGCCCAATCCAGTGCTTACCGCCAGCTTGATATGCCGATTGATTTAATCCTATGCTGTACTTAGCTTGAAAACCGCCCCAACCGCCGAAAAGTCCTTCCGCTGTCGGGTCGTCTTTAGCTACCGCCCAATTGTAAGGTGGACGCGATGCGAAATCCGCTTCATATCGTTTAGCCGTTACGTCCGACTCACCACCGAAACACCCGATAGCCCCTGCGATACCTTCGACTGTCGCTGTCGGTAGATTTTTTTTCACGGCTCTGGTAAATTTTATGACGCGTTCTTCCGCTGTGCCTTCAGGGCCTCCGACGCTGACAGCGGATGACGATAAACTTCCACCGCTCGTATTTCCACCGATGGCGACAACAGTGTAATTATTAGGCGACTCTGTTTTAATTTTGACGATTCCGTTAGCTCTGTCATAATCGTAGTCTAAGCCCACGTAGCGTGAGTAGTACATATTTACAATGTTATTATTTGCAAATTTTTTGACAGAATTAAGATCATTGAAATCGATGCTGAACGGCTGACCGTTGACCGTGAAACCGAAACAATCCGCGAATAAATCGTACATTGATTTACCTGCGTAGCTCTTGCCGTTAATTTCAAAAGCTAGTGATTTATTATCTGCCATATTTACAGGTACAAGATAATAATTTAGTGATTTTGTCGTTCCGCTAACTGAAAAGCGGTACGAATTAGGAATCCCTTGAAAATTAAATCCTGGCTTAGTTGCTATAACAAGCCAATCAACAAGATCATCAACAGGATATTTAGAAACAGATTGCTTTGTCCCAAAATCGAAACCTTGAGCCGCTGTGATAGGGCGTGATTTTGTTGACGTTTCATGACGCTGAAAGATTGTCGCGCTGATTTTATTCGCTGGGCTTGTCACCATGTTTTGGTAAGTGTTCCACAAGTCGAGCTCATAAATTATGCGAGTTGTGTTCTCGTTTATGTAAACCGCGTTATATACAAACGCGTAATACATTTTACCCGCATTTTGAAAACGCATATAGGTCGCATAATCGAATTTTTCACGGCGTCCTGTGACGTAGATTTCACCAGTCTTCTCGATAAATTGAAAATTATCCGCTTTATAAATAGCGTGTAACTGTGCGTTATTCGGATTGTCAAAATACGCATTTTGTTTCGCTTGATTTTTAAAGTTGATAACGTTTTGATAATCGCTTCTAAATGGCGAAATGTCGTAAATTGTTATTTTTGTTGTTTCTTTTACCAACGTTTTAAAGTCCTTTCTAAACACTAAATAAAATAGTGTTAGCTTTTTAACTAACACTATTATATCATACTTTGTACTATTGCGCTAGTACAAGTGCCTCTTTTTAGTTGCCAATTTCGGTCTGACCGACCCACGAACCACCGTGACGGATGCGGTGTTTACCTTGTCCGCTTGCGCCTCGGTCAGCGTTGCTCATCGTACTCACGTCGCTCCACGTTCCGCCTTTGCGGATTTTAAACCAGCCGTTGTGGATTTGGTGGCTCTTAAATGTGCCACTTTTACGAGTCGCCCACGGGCGAAACTCAGGCGGTGGAAAGTAGGCGATAGCGTCAAACCAAAGCTCTATTTTATTATCACCGCTTGGATCAGCCGCGAGGTCGTCAAAACGGAGAAGCTTAATTCCTACGTGTTGCATATGTTCTTTCGCAAACTCACTTTTTTTAATAGTTAGAATAGGAACAGAACCGAACACCGTAGCGCCTCCGAATTGTTGATTATAACTATAACCAACGCCCGACTGGTAGCGAATGTCGACAAGTGTTTGACCGTTTGCATTTACGAGAGAATCGTGAACAGGGAAAGGAGTACCACGGCGTAGGCTTGTAATTGTCAAGCCGTATCCGCTGACGCCCTTGACTTTAATTTTAATCTCATCGGTAGTCTCTTCAATGTCGTAGTCAAAACTTACTCGCGTGTCGATTGTTTCATTTTCGGGAGATCCAACGGTGTAAGCGTTATACATGTGAAAAATAGAAGTGTTACCCTCGTACGAGACGCCTTTATACGTTCCGCCTTGAATCACGACAGGTTTGAGCTGAAAATCTACGCGACCGCCGTTTTTAAGTTGTACCATACTTAAACACCTCCAGCCAAGTCGTCCTCAGTTTGTCCGTTATTTGTGCGAATAAAGTGTCCGCCATCCGTCGCTCCACCGAATACGTTAATATTACCTGTCGCAATATTGCGGTCTGGTTTAAGGTTACCATTTTCCCAAGCGCCTGAGCGTCTAAGGTTGTCAATAATTTTATTAAGGTTATTTTCAATTTCGGTGATACCGAGCTTGTCTTTTAGGTCTTTCAAAAATGCTGGGTCGTTGAGCAACTCTTTGAGGTAGTCTTTAAACCATTTCTGCATCTCAGGATCATGCATAATATCTTTCAAGTATTCCTTGAAAAATTCGCGCATGTCTGGATCTCGGAGAATATCTTTCAAATAATTCTTAAACCATTGTTTTAAATCTGAATTTAGAACATCTTTGAGCAAGTCACTGAAAATCTTACGAAATTCTGTCGAATGTGCAAAACGACGGATTAACTCAGGAATAAGATATTCTAAGAGGTCGATTAAGGCGTTTTTAAAATCTTCAAACTCGTTTTCAAGAGCTGTGAAGTCGTCCAAGAGTTGCTTAAATGCACGTTGTAGCCAGGCGATAAGCTCGTAAATACTATTCGCATTATCGAACGACGTCGGAAGCTCTGGAATTAAGCCAAAGCGTTCAATCCAGTACTGGCTATAACGCCCGCGGTAATTTTTGAAAAAGTCTTCATTTTCGTTAAACATAATCAATCACCTCTTTTTTAGTAAACTGTTTTAAGAATAGGTGGTACTTTTGTGCCAGGCTCTAGCAATTCGCTCGCTTTAATTGTTTCAACTTCCGCGGTGTCGGTGTTGTACGTTTTAATATTAAAGTCAAGCAACGCTTGAGCATCTGCTTTATTACCGCTGAACGTGACCGACGTACCTACTACGCTTACATGGACAGGGAGCCAATATTCTCCCATATCCACAAGTAATCCGTCCGAAACAATAACTCCGCTGTCAATGTCGTCTTGCGTAAAATTCGTACGTCCTTTCGCTTGTGAAAGTTGGAGAAGTGCTTTCGCAGGCGTGAGCGGTGGGAATTTAAGCCAGTCGCGAATTTTGATCAAGTCGGTCGCAAAATTCTTTTCATACGATGCGAAGTGGATGTCCGTCACAATGTTCGTAAGTACACGGTTTTCGGCGTCGTATTTGAGTGAAACGAATAATCCTGTTCCGCCATTTAATCCACCGAGTTGAGAAGTTTTCAGTCCGTGACTAAAATCGTGTGTTGAGTTGTCTTCATAACCTGTTTTGTTTACGTGCTCTTGATCGTACGTTACCGTAACTGTTTCTCCTCCGACGACAAAATCCACAGATTCCAGACCCGTTTGACGCGTGCGTTCTTGCATAATTGCGCGCTTAGATTCGTCGGTGACTTTCAACGGTTCAGCGCTGTTGCTTGTATTAGCGTTCTTTAATTTCTCAGCGAGTGCGTCAATCGCTTTTTTAAGTTCTCCGTCAGCTGTTTTACTAGCTTCTCCGAGTTTTGTGACTGCGTCCGTCACGCTTGCAATGTCTGAAATTTCTTTCGTTTTAGCGTCTTCGAGCTTTTTAGCTAAATCATCAACTTTAGCTTCAGTTGCGTCAGCTTTTGTTTTCGCTTCGTTTGCTTTGTCTTGTGCTTCAGCCGCGCGGTCTTGTGCGTCCTGAACAGCGACACCTAAAGCATCAAAGTCAGGAAGCGCTGGTTTTGCAACTTCAAGACGAATTTCTCCGACTTCTCGCGTAAAGTCAAGAGAGTCGATATTGTTGTCATTTTGTTTTAATGCAATAGTTAAAGTAACGTTGTCGCTAACTGACAAGCTGACAGCGTTTGAATTGTCTAAATCTGTATAGAGTTCTACGCGTTTCAATCCTTCAACGCGTCCGTTATGCTTTTTAGCAATATCGCGACTTTCTTCGCTAACATACAATTTTGCGACTTTTGGCAACTTAGACAAAATTTCTTTAATGTTGTCAGTGTCCGTTTTCAAAAGTTTGTCAGCGCCTTCAGACGCTTCTTGCAATTTTGCGAGAGCGTCTTTAACGTCCGCAATTTGCGTAATAGCGGTAGTAGCTTTTTGATCCGCAAGTCCAGCTTTTTCTGCTGCTTTGTCAGCTTTGTCTTTTGCTTCTTTAGCATCATTTAAAGCTTTTGTTAAATCAGCCTCAATTAATGTACCGTCAATAACTGCTTTATCTTTAGTTTTATTAATGCTGAGATATTTGCCAGCCGTTTCGAGAGCTAGACCGCGATAATCGTGACCGAGTGCGACTGATTTTTTAGGGTCATCCGTTCCTTCATCCGCTGTTGTAATAGTCGTAGTGACAAATGGCGTACCGTTGACTTCGTTTACTTTGTCTGGATCTGCTTTAACTTTAAGCTTAAAGTCTCCGTCGCGTTCTGAAAAGTCGACGCTTGTAAGCGCATCTTTACCGCTGACAGAAATGTCTTTAATTTTTTGATGTTGTTGAAATTGAATTGTCTTAGATACTGGTAAAGGTCGTTTAGTTGATTTAGTCATAATTTTTTTCCTCGTTTTCTATAAATGTAAATGACATAGTTTTTGGATGCAATTCCGCGAGCTGTTTTAAATAGAGGACAGCTTGCAAAAGCATTTTTTTGCTTTGTTTGTTGTACGCTATTTCAGCGTAGCTATAACCGTCAGCCGTTTTTTTGTCAATAATTTTATGAGTGAACGTGTACGTGATAGCCTGAAAAGCAGTCGTAGCTCTCGCACAATCTTCACGCCCCGTGGCACTGTGGCCTTTTACCGTTAGGCGGAGGCTTGTTGCGGTCATTTCCGCGTTTATTGTAATCATAGTTTTTCGTGCCCCCGTCCTCCAACCATTGAGACACGCTTTTCACCGTCGCGGTTATTTGATACGGTGAGATTAAATTTGTCCCAGTCTTTCAAATAATGCACCCAGCCTGGCTTTTTGAGTCCTCGGCTGTTGTTGTCATACCACACGATCCCGATTTCTTCCCAGCTTTCCGCGTCGTCCCACGGTTTGTCGTAATTAGCTTTAAATTTAAAATTATTTGACGTTAGAACGCCGTTATCCCAGTGCGTCAGCTCGTTGATAATTGGAATCCTACTAAAGTACTCATTGTCGTCAATAACTCGCCCAAAGCCTTTTAATTTTGACTTAGATAAAAGCTTATCTTTACTGTAATAAACGCCTAAAATTTTAAAGCGGATAACGCACAAACAATTAAGCTCGTCTCCTGACGTTGTCACTGATGTAATCGGTTTGTTTACAACTTTCGAACGTGTGGATGTGATGCCCCAATGTTCAGCCGTGCTCTTGTCAGCGTAGTAGTACATTACCGCGCGAGCTTTGACGTACAAGTTTTTTAAGCGTTTACCATAGCGTGGATTAGTGACTTTAAAATAGTACAGCTCGTCAGGCTCAGGTGTAAAATCTTGAGGTACTTTAATTAAAAGCTGAGCTGGGTATTTATCATAGCTTACTAAATTGTCATTAGCAATTGTTAATTCTCGCATATTTTGTCCTTTCTAGTCACCACACTTGTAAAAAGAGCGGTTCCAAAATGTTGAAGATTTCGAATGTCAGGTCTTCCATTTGCGCGAGTTGATTGTAACGCTGAGCGAGTTGACCACCCGCCCATCCGTGCGTGTATGAATGGTGGTCTTCTTTGCCTTTAGCGTTCCCCTCACCGAGCGCGTTTGCATAGTCAATCGCTCCGTACTTTTGGTCATGGTCGTTATCATAAGTTATGCTCAGATGTTCCTGTGGTGTCGTGTTTGAGATTGAGAGCGTGTGACTGTCATTTTTAGAGCTTCCGTCGTTATACATGTTTGTGTCTTGGTTCATTTGATCCAAAGACATATTTTTAAGCGTGTCACGAACTTTGAACAAGTTGAGACAGTCGGTGTTTAATTCTTGCTCAAGAAACACTTGAAAACGTGCGAACGTTTCAAAGCCAATCTCACGATTATAAAAGCGCTGACAGAATAATTTTTTAAAATCGTCATCAACGTATTGATTAAGATGCATGTCTTTAAATAGCTCATTAAAAGTTTGATCGATGATGACGTTATAGTGGAGAAAGTCGCCGTTTTCATCGACTGCTAGACCGTCAAGATTTCCAGTAACTGGATTACGATACCGAGATTTTAAAAATTGTTCAATAGTAGCGGTGGTGTTGTTCTGTGTCATGTTTGTAAACCTCCGTCAGCGTTGTCGTCAAGATTTTCGGTATTGAGGTCTTTTTCAACGTCTGCAAAATTGAAGCGTTGTACCCACTCGGCAGGCTCGACGTCAATGTTTAAACCGTAAGCCTCGTTAATGCGCTTGACTGCGTTTCGTCTTGACTTCCAACCTACTTCAATATTAGCTGAGATAATACCAGCGTTCGAAATTGCTTCAGCGGTAACTAAGCGCTCTGCTTTGTCGACTGGATTGTTATTAATACCTATAAAGGTAAGTAGCTGATTAATAACACGATTCTTTTCATCGTGCAACTTGTCGAGAAGATACGGTGCATCTGTTCTAAAAACTTTGATACGGTCGTCCAATTGTTGGAAGTCCGCCGTCCCTGCCGCGTTCTTTTGCGTGTTAGCATAAACGACAGGCTCGAAGCTCTGAATTTTATTAAAAATATTTTTAAGACTGAGAACAGACTTTTCGTCAGCTAGTACAAAGAACGGCGTCACCTGAGCGTTACGGTTTAATTGAATTGTCATCTCAATATCTGCTAACTTTTCGCAATAGAGGTGAATATAGTCTAGGTACGGTTCAAAAAGGTTATTATTAGGAATAACAATACACGGTTTATCCGTTCGCGTCTCATCATGCATTTTTTGGAGTAAGTCAAAGTCACGCTTGCTGTATGCAATTTGCATCTTTGGAAAACGCATTTGTTGAGCAGCGTTTACAGGAAGATAAGTAGTAGGATAGTCGTAAATGTTCAACTCTTGTCCACGTGTTCCTCCTTGGACGACATATCCGAGCTGTTCGTCTTCGAAAAAGGCAACATGACCATTTTCTAAAAGCTTACGTTCTATAAATAGCTCGTCGAGGTCATTCGGTAAATTGTACCAAGAGAAGTAGTTGACCACAATATCGTAAAAATAATTAAAGTAGAAATTATACCACGCTGTACGGTTACGGTCGACAGTTGTTTTACTGTGATCAATACGTCCGAGTGTTTTTGTATATTCTTTTAAACTGTGATAATTTACAGTATTCAAATACTTTTCCTCGCTTTCTTTAATTTTATAAAAGCCCTAAACCCAAGCGGGCAGGGCTAGTAAAGGAATACTATTAGTCTTCCACGTAGAACATGTGAATGTTTTCGAAAAGTGAGAGACTAGTGAGGTAATGGTGATGGTAGAAGTAGTTGTAAGACATCGTTTTTGGATTGCGGATGCTTTCCATGTGTACCAACTTGTCTTTGAGGATGATCGAATTTTTAGAAACAAGGAAGGCAACAGGACGGCGTCCGTTATTTTGTCCAGCTCCAGTAAACTTGTCGAAAAAGTCAACCACAATTTGACGAGCTTGGACTGATGCTTTATCCATGTTAAACGCATTCGCGAGCATCAAGTCGATATCAGTAGAGTATTCCGCATCGATAATAAGATATTGATCTTCGAGAGGCGTTGCGTTAGGGACTCCGACAGGGTTATTTGAGTGAGCCTTATCACGTGAAGGAATGGTAAACTGTTTAGACTTAGCGATAATGTCTTTTACCATCTCTTCAATATAATTATTGTGAGTGGTATCGACTTTAGTACCTGCTACGGTAATTTGGTGAGCTGTACCAGCGTTGTCCGTGTAAGTAACTTCAGCAAGTGAATCGTTAAGCACTTGTTTTACTGCTGCATATTCATCAAGCGTGTCAGAGCTAATGAGAGACGTAAACATCTTGTCAATAAATTCATCAAAAGCCATGTCAGATGTGAAGGCTTTTTGAACCCAAGCGCGCTCGAATGTGCGGTCATAGCGGTATTCGTTATTAAGCTTGTGATAAAAGACTTCGATATCTGTATCCGCAAAAGCGAAAGGATGTCCGTTATCCTTAGCGTTAAAGTTATTACGTTCCGCTGGCGCTACGTAGATTTCTTCAAGCGTGTCACCAAACTCGAAAATTTCAGATTTGAAAATTGCAAGTGGGTTTTCGTACGTCAAAGCTTTTACAACGACAGAACCGATACGATTAATTAACTGCTCAAAAAATTCATTTTCGTGTACTTGAAATTGTTGTACAGGAATATTACTGTGATTGATAGCGCCTTTAAGAACAGGGATATCAGCCTGGTAGGCGTTGGAAGCCTTTTCGCGGATAGCGTTCAAAAGGTCAATGTTGCTTACATTTTGTCCAGTTTCAGCGGACATAAAGCGTGTAATTTTATTACTCATTTTATTCTTCTCCTTCTTCTACAGGGATTTTATTGTTTTCATTCACTTCGGTTGTTTCAAACTCGTCAGCGCGTTCAACGCGTTCAGGGTAATTTTGTTCGCGGTTTGCGGGGTTGTCCGATGGTGTTTCGAGAGCTTGTTCAACGTCGGTAGGTGCGTTAGTTTCTACGGCGCGATCAGCGTAAATAGCTTTTAGCTCGTCGCGACCGTACCAGTCAATTTTAGGTAAATTCATTTTTTTGGTGTCCTTTCTACTTAAAAGAGATCGTTAATTTGTGCAATTTTTGAGACTGCTTCTTTAGCTTCTTCAGCTGCTTCATTTTGTTTGCCAATCTGACGGTAAAGCGTGTTGTTGGATGCCATCAAGCCCTGGTTCTTTTTGTTAAGGTTTGCGACATCTTCGTTAAGCGTTGCCACGATTTCATCGATGGTACTTACAAAATCTTTTAATGTGATAAGATCCGCGAGAATTGATTCGATTTCATCGTCGTTGCCCACGCGTTCAGGGAGAGAGTCAAGAAGCTCTAAAGCGTCTTTAGTTTCAAAAGCTGTATCCATTGTGGAGAAGCCTCCTTTACATTTATTTGTACTATTATAATAACACAAGACAACAAATATGTCAAGTGGCTTGACACTTTTTGAGACTTGTGTTAAGATAATAATACAAGAAGCACCGATTGTGATTGACGTATAGCGTCAGGACGATTACGCATTGAGTTGCGCCTGGAGCTTTCGCATCTTGATCACATGCTCTGTCAGTCGCTCTCGATTCGTTTCTTCAGACAGTTTCCTTACGGAAGCTGTTTTTTTCATATATAAAAAATCCCCTTAGCCATCTCAGCTAAGGGGTAGTAGTGGTAGAGCTGTAATTGTAATAGATAAATAAGAAAGAAAGGAGATTTTATGATTTAATAAGAAAGGTGGTACTTCATGTAATATGACTCGTGTAATGTCCGAGATAGACGCTCTACCTTGCCTATCTCTGTACTATTATAATAACACACTAATGCAAATACGTCAAGCGTCAGGATACAAAAAAAAGAGCGTTTTTTATAAACGCCCCCTATAGCCTGAGTAGTGCCTGTAACTCTAACCAGTACCGACTAAAAACAGTACAAAAAAAAGAGCGTTGCACTACTAACGCCCCAGATTTTAGCGATACTCTGTAAGGTAATACCACTTAACCTTACATACCAATTATAGCAAACCTTTAAAAAATTGTCAATAGTCAAAATCGTCAATAGCTTTAATTTCAAAAGTAGTTGTGACAATGGACATACCGCCACGGCGACCAATCATTTTTTTGAGACCGTCAAACTTTTGACCAACCTTGAAATTTTCAAACGTTACCTGTTTTTTAACTGCGTCCGTCATGCCTGCCACTTTAACATGTAAAAAGCCGTCGGTTTTTTGAATTGCGTAGCATTTTTGACGGATATATTTAAAACGTGTACCCGTTACCTCTAAATCAAACGCACCGAGTTTTTTAGAGTCGACTTCAAATTTTACATTCTTAGTCGTCAAATGTACGGCGTCTGTATCGCTGTAAACGAAATTATCACGATGCATAAGAGCAACACTCACGATATATGTACGAGCAATAGAAGCGATAGCAGCAGTCATAGGCGCATAAATAGCTTTTACAAATGTATCGCGTCCTTTTTCATAAACGACACGCCCCGTCGTTTCATCAATGCGAGGATCTCGATTTGTAAGACGAGTCTTAGCACCAAACTTACCGTAAAGGCTCACGAGCATAGCTTTCGCGTGTTGACGGCTAAACGGAGTAGACGCTTCTTGTTTTTCAGCGTAGTACTTATTAACATACGTATCAAATAAGCCTCTGGCACCTGCAAATGTTACCTGTTTCAAAAAGACAAAATCTACGACATCATAGCTTTTAAGGAAAAGCTGATACTCAGTCCAAGTCATGCAAAACGTAGAGCGTCCTTTAGTTTCATAAGTAAGATGTCCATCGCTATACATACTATTTACCGTTTTCGCAAATGGAAAGAATCCGTCTTTTAATTCAAATTCACATTCAAAGCTAACGAATGAGACCTGAGATTCTAAAGGAGCTTTAGGCCACGTTGTATTAATTTCAACTGGCTTACCGTAAGGCAAGACAGCTGATTTTTGGATAAAGGCGTACATACTATTAATGTCGAAAACATTAATCTCGCCTTTGATGTCTTTATCAACGTATTTCGGAACGACGTAATTCCACCCCGATTTGTCAACTTCACGACATAGCGTATCGATATCGTCTGCAAGTTGTGGAAAATAGCTATCAAAAGCGTACCCCTGTTGTTTCATGATTTGCTTAAATTCATAGAGCGCTTGTGAAGCATTAGTAAAGCGAACGTGTTTGCCAGCGACGAAATATTCTTCGACCGCCTTACAAAAAACATCAATGTCGCTACCTGTGAGCTTAAATGTCTCACGCATAGCGTTAACATCACCATCAAAAACCTTTTTAAAATCTTTAATTTCAAAGCGGTAATCATTCACATAAAAACGCAACTCGTAAAACTCAAGACCAATTTGATTATCGTATTTAATACCGTTCTCGATAAAATAAGCGAGCAAAGTGTCAGCGACTTCAACGAGATTAGGAAAAAAGAGCGTGTGTACTGTGTTTGTATCGTTAAGCCCTTGACCCACCCAGGCTTTTAAAAAGCTACCGATAGTATCAAACGTAGTAGCGGTAGTAGTGAGACAACGTTTAAACGTAACGCTATTAAGTGTAACGCTTTCCGCGTTTTCGTTAGTCATATCCGCCACTGCCGCGTAAAAAGTGCGGTCAGTGCGGTTCTTTTTGTTATTTGTGGTATTCATAATAAAGTATCGCTTTCTTTATTTGTTATTTTTTGTGGTGTCGAGCTGAGCGACTGTAAGCGACCTTAGATGCACCTCGTACATCATCAAAAGTGCTGTCTATTTCGCTTACTTTAGTGCTGTCACTCATTTCGACTTTTTTACCGTCTGAGTCGTAAAACCATTCACGCAAGTTCTTAATATTCCATTGCATACGAGTTGATGGGTCTTTCAAACTGTCTACAAATTTCGTAGGACTTAAGAGCCTTACGCTTCGAATTGCGGCACGTGCGTTCTTTAATTGTGCATCTGTTGCGCCTGCCTTTTTCATAACTTTATAGCGAGACTCAAGAGCGCTGATATACTGGTTTTTTTTGTCTTTTGCATAGCCTGTTTTCATCTTGCGGACTTGCGTTTCATTCAATCTGCTAAATTTGCTTTTTTGTTCGCTTGCCCAATTTTTACCCATCGCCACGCCATCGGCTCGCCCACCGCCTTCAATTGTCGTGTCCATTTGTCGGAATAGCTGAAGCTTTTTCGTCGTAGATTCTCGGTAAATACCGCCCGTGTGAGGGTTGACCGCGAGATCCTTAGACGCATAGGCTTTCGTCTTAAGCTTACTCGCTACGCGTCGTACTGTCTTTGTATCCATCTCTTTACTTGATAAAGTATTAGTACCAAGAACAGCTTTAATCTCTTCGTCTTTTGCGCCCATTTTCGAGAGCTGATTTACACGACGTGTGATATATCCACGGTCACTACTTAAGCTTGTTTTTTTCTTAGCTGTCATAATCTAGTCCTTTCATAAATACCGTCATAGGAATATTCGAGGTAAGCTTTTTATATTCAATGTCCAAAACCTTAAAACCGTCGTATCCGTTTTCCTCGCAGTAATGAGCGTAGCGACGTTTTACCTCTGACTCTCTACGACGTAGCGCGAGTGTCATGTCATGTTGTGTCGTTGTTACATTGCCTTCGTTATCTACTTTGTAAACGTAGCCTTTTGCAAATGTAATCTCTCGTCGTACGCTCACTGTACGTTCGTTGTCGTCCATGTACTTGTAATAAACTTTACGCATAATGTTTTAATCCTTTTTGTTTTTCTTTACTATAAGTATACACCTAATCAGCTATCTTGTCAAGTGTAATACCCTGCTTTTTTTAAAAATGTTTATATGTTTTTATTTTAAATGATTGAAGAAATATTCAGCGTCCATGTTGTAATCTCTTGGCTCAATTGCTGACTTTTTACGTTTCGTCTTTGCGTATGCGTCAACTATATCAGAATAGCTTACATCTTTATCTTGCGAGAGTAGCAGTTCTAAACAAGCATCCACACGCTTAATCTTCAAATCTTTTGGCCCCGCCTTACGCATCCATGACTCAACTTTCTTCAATTGTTGTGGCGCTCGGTATGGATCCATTTTCATATTCCAGCAGTAAGACTTAATCAAGAGCCCTGCTGATTTAGGTAAAACACTATCAGGCATATAATAATCTAAAAACATATTCTTCTGATTCATTAAGTCCCTCACGTACCCTTGGTACGCTTTAAATAATTCTAGGCTTAGTGTTTCCATCTGGAGATTTTCTCCTTTCTGTTTTATCTACTATAAGTATAGCACTAATACATCTACCTGTCAAGTAAAATATACCGTTTATTTAAAACTTTTTTATGCTATTCCTCATCTCTAATATAAGTATATCACTAAGCTCATATAATGTCAACCTATCGCATCTTAATTCGCCATCATATCCGCGCGCATGTAAGCGCCTGAATATGCGTCTATGTGTGCGACAGTAAAAAGCAACATCAAAATTTTGTGAAAGTTTTCTGGACGCTTGCTTACATTTTTAAAAAATATTTATGCGATTTCAGACCGAGGGGGAAGACGATTTCACTTCTACAGCCCACCCCCAGG